TGCTGTAAGTCAGAAAGTCAATAAACTTTGGAACTGCTACTGTTGTCATATTAGGGGTCTTCAGATTTCGGGAGATCGGGTTCAAGTTGTTCTATAAATATTTTATAATTAATTTTTATTTTTTTATTTTTACATTTTTTTTATAAAAGTTTTATTTTTTTATATATAATATATATATATATACAATAATGTCAAAGAATTACAACCTTTCCATATCCCCGGCGAATCATTTAGCAAATGCTACTGTTAGTTATAAAAATGGTAATCCAGTAGTTAGATTTGAAATTGGTGAATCTAATAGAGTTTTACTTCCGTCTTCCTTAAGATTAGTTGGAAGTTATCACGTATACAAAGATGCTTCTCGAGGTGTTCCAGTTGAGGCTACTGAACTAGAAACCCCTTCTAACCTAGGTGTATACGCAGCACTAGATAGTTTATCGTTTAGAACCCAGCGATCCAAATCTGAAATAGAAACCATTTCGGGATACAACAGATTCATGAGTACATACCTACCCTTAACCAGTTCTCTTCAAGATGGTATTGGCCATTAGGTGAAAGTGCATTAGTTGCTCCCAATCCTCAGTTTAATAAAGAAACAGTTGTAAATAATGCTTCGGTTACGACTGGAAATTCATTCTGTATTCCCTTAATTTCCGGATTTACGAGTTCAAATAATCCTTACCCACTTTATAATCAGGGGGTTGAAGTAACCGTACAATTATCGCCGGACAGTCAAGTAATGTTTAGCACTGGAACTGATAGTTCGGCATTTGTAAATGGTTTTTATGAATTTAAAGATCTTAAGTTAATTTGTGAAGTTGTTGATACTGGTGAGTCTCCCGACCCTTCGGCTCCCCTAACATATGAATACAATAGTATTACGACATTCTACAATACCATTAACTCGACTAATGCTCAGATTTCTCTGAACCTAGGTCAGTCTAGGGTTCTAGGTGTTTTCGGTTCATTCGTTCCAACTAGTTTCATTAATAATTTAACTCAGAATGGTTTAGCAACACTATACCCGAGGAAATCGGCAACGGCGGCAGCAGCAATAGAACAGATTGTATTTACTAGGGGCGGAGAACGTTTCCCTCTCATTTACAATTTAGATACACTACAGAAAACAACTCCAACGGACGAATCGGCAGATCCTCAAGTTGTTCGTAATTTTATGAATGCTGTTGTAGAATTCTCAAAACTTAACAGAACCAATGCTTCTCCGGTTAACACTTTTGTTGAGTCTGACGGAACTTACGGATACAAAGAAACTATTCAGGGAGGTTCCCCGGGTGCTGGTATTGGTTGTGCGATGGATGTGATATCTGGCCAAGGCATAGATTTCTCTAGGGTCCCCTTCGGTATTCAGATGGAATTAGATTTAGATTTAGATTTCCCGAATGCCCTTTACCTATATATCCACGCTAAAAACACTCTGGTTATGTCGGGCGACTCTATTCAAGTTCTTCACTAAATATAATTTGAAATAAATGTAAAACATATTTATTAATATAATATAAAATGGAAATTCAAAATTTTCCAAATTATTTAATTTACCCAGATGGAAAAGTTTGGAGTAAAAATCGTAATGATTATGTAACTCAATGGGATAGTAATAAAAAATATAAGATAGTATATTTATATAATAATGGTGTTCGTAAAACATTAAAAGTATATAGATTAGTAGCATTACATTATATTAAAAATACAAATCCAAATATTTATAAAGAAGTAGATCATATTGACAGAGATAAAACTAATAATCATAAAGACAATTTAAGATGGGTTAGTTGTTCATATAATAGTATGAATAAAGAAAATAATATTACTTCAAATATTCAATGTGTATCTTTAGATGGAAAAAATTGGAGATATAATAAAATGATAAAGGGTGTTAGACTACGCAGATCTTTTAAAAACAAACAACTATGTTTATGGTTTAAATTTGTTTATGAATTAAATTTAAATAAAAAATAATAATATTATATAAGTATGAAAATAAAAAAGAATAATAATGATATTAATTTTGATACACTACCAAATGATATAAAAGATTATATATTTAAATTTAATCGGAAAGAAACTAGTAAAATAAATAATGAAAAAAAAAAGAATAATTTATTATATAATGAATGTATTAATGAATTAGAATTAATCTTTATGTGGACCGATAATCATTTTGATATGATTGATTATATGGAAGTAATTGTTAAATGGAATGAAATAATGGATTATTGTGATATTGATATTTAACCAAAAAAATAAAAAATAAAGTATATTTTTTTTATGTTATAAATAATATATAACATAATTATGGAACGATCCTCAAGTCAAGCCGTATCTACTCAACCCGCATCTGCTATGCCTTCTCAATCCCAAATACCGGATTTAGTTCGCATTGGTGCTATACCAACGAATACTCAAATGGATGTTGAAACTTCGGTTTTAGAACCGGTTCAGCATAGTCAGACCACCTGCCGTTTTGTATTTGAAAACAAAGGTATTTTGCATTCACACTCGAAACTAATATTTTCATTAACCGATCCCAGTTCTACTGAGAATTGTTACTATCCTGTAAATATTGGCGTGCATGCACTCGTCAAATCCGCCCGTTTATCGAGCGGTGGCAAAACCCTTATAGAAATAATGGACCACAATGTGCTGACAAGTTATGAGTCTATGTTTTTAGCAAACGAGCATAACGTAGAAAAAGAAATGTTTTCTACTGGACGCATGATGAATCACAATTTTAAATATGATATTAATGCTTCGGGTGCTAAAGCTCAGGGTGTTTACCTAGATAATAAAATGGATTTTGATACTGATACAAATCAATATGTAATGCCTAGTGTATTAGAAATTGCCAATGAAGCAAATCTTCAGATTGCTCTATCGGATCTTTTCCCATTCCTTAGGTCTCAGCAGTTACCTCTATTTATGATGCAAGAGCAGTTAACACTAGAACTTACATTTGAACCTAGTGCTGGTCGCCAATGGCAAGCTGGAGTAGAAGATATTGTTTTTAATATTGATACCAGTGAAACTAAACTAATCGCAGATTATATTTTCTACCCTCAACCTATGATGGATGCTTTCGCGAATGCCAATAGTGATTTAACTTTAACCTATATGAATTACCGACTTTCTAAAACTAGCATTGATGCTGGGACTTCTCTTAAAGTCAGAAATGTTGGTGGTAATGGTCGCATTTGTACTAAAATTATTGCTGGTCTTCAAGATGATGCTTTAACGGGTGTTATCAATATGTTAGGTAAATATTCCTCTATCTTCCCGGAAGGTTCGGGAACTTCGGCGGGATCTGTAACTGTTAATGTTAAATACAATAATCACCTATTATATCCGCTGGATGTAAGTAATTCTGCTCAACACCAACACAATACCGCACAAGCTCAGGGTATGGTCCCGTTTGTAACTCGTTTCGAATATTCGGGAGAAGGTGGTGAATCTGCTATGACTGTTGACACTATGGAAGGTGCCAATCTTAGGTCTAACTTAGGAAACTCGTTCGGTTGGATGGCACACCGCCTCAATCGTAATGAACGTATTAATAGTCGCGGTATTGAATACCATACGACTTATGCAACTAATAGTGGTTCTAGGACCCAGCGAGTATACCTCGAGTTAGTTCGTATGGCTGTTTTATCCGGTGGTAAATTCACAGTTATGGATGCTTAAATAGTTATATATTACTTTTTTTATTTTATAAAATAAATATAAAATAAATATAAAATAAATGTATAAGTAATTTTTTTAAAATATTTTTCTTTTATACTATATATATATATATAGCATGAGTTCAATAGAACCCGACGTAGTGTCATATTTGGATACAACTCTGATAGAATGTTCCCGTCAACAATCTATACAATTTGATGATGTTAATAGAAGCGAGGCAGATTCTTCGAATTCTTTATTTACTAATAACCAATCATATGGTATTCAAGTAGATGAAGGTGATAAAATTAGTTTAAATTCAGCATATGTTTCTGAAGTCGGTGCTGGTTCTGAAGTTATAGAATTTACTGGAATACCAACTGGGGATACATATGAAGTAGAATATACAAATACGAGTTATACCTCTCCTATATCAATTTCAGAATCTACAGCATTTAATCCATTTTTATTAGATAATCCCGGTGATATAGAATATGGACCGCCATTTATACGTTACAATGGAAACAATAATGTAGAATTCAGAGTAGAGAATACATCTAATATAAAAAAAACATTTAATATTGTAGATAATGAAATTAATTTTTCAGTAGGTTATTATAAAAATACAAATGGAGAAAATTATTTTCATTTACCTAGAAGATGGACAAGTGCGATTACTTATGCTGATATTGCAAATATGAATGCGAGTGTTCAAGGGAGTGATACTGATGCTACGACAGCATTAGTCTACACACATTTAAAAAGTAGTTGGATAGGTGATAAAAATGGAATTGCCTCTGTTAAAGGTGGAGAGGTAAATGTGCCGACTTGGAAAGAAAACGGACATATATTAGATATTCCCACATATTCTCAAAGATGTCAAGATGATTGGCAGATTGTAAGTGGAAATTTGGGAGTTAGAACTTGGGACTCAATAGATGGTAACGGAAATTCGGGAAATCCACGCATTTATAAAAGAAAAAATGGTAATGAAAGATATAAGATATTTCAAAGGGATCAAACTACTTGGTTTCCGGAGCAAGATGCTAAAACAACATTTGATTATAAATTATTATTAGACACACAGCAAGACATAGCCCTACATGGTTTTATTGAATACAAAGAATTAAAAACATTAAAGGTAGATGTGGGATTTGATACGCCTTCTAATATTGCTACAAATCTAACTGAACAATTATCCGAAATATTACCAGCACAACCGATAAAATTATTAGTAGAAAATGGACCGACTGTTTACCCGGCAAATATAGCAAGTGAATTAATAATTGGAAATAAAAATGAATCTACATTATTAAAAGCATTTAGAGCAACTACTTTAACAGATTTTAATGAAACAAATAGTCGTAGATATATGTCTGGTAGAAATGTTGACGGAACAGTAACTGGTTCGGATACATATGCTTTTAATCAATCAACATTAAATTGGAGAAATTCATTTCACAATATTGGTGTAAAAAGACCTGATTTATTTATAAAGGGAAGAAATTTAGGAAAACAAATAACAGTAAAAGAACCAATTGAAATAAGTTCATCAGCTGTTAATAATATAATTACAAATATTAAATGGGAGGAAGATAATCCAACAACTGGAAATAAATATTTAATAGATTTTGCGAATTTCTTTGAAAGTCAAGAATTATATCCTGAAGTATTTGAGTATGGATATGTAGAGAATGCTCCCAATAGTTCTTATGTGGGTATAGATAAATCAAGATATATCCATATTAATACATCATATACACCTGGGACAATATTAGGTTGTGATAATTGGTTAGAAAGTGGTTCTGATACAGCAATGACTGGGGCCGGTAATATTAGTGGTTCATCATCAAGTCCTCTATGGATTGGTTATATTCCTTCACAAAAAAACAATAGGAATTTTGATACAAATGGAGATAATTTAACAAACACTTGGGGTGGTTTCGCTCATAAATTTTTAGCAAGTGATGGTTTTGAATATATTTCATTTGATACAGAAGCAACTCAAAGTTTAGTAAATACTCCTGATTTATTTGATTCTACTAATTATATATTGCCTGGTAGGTGTATTGGTTTTGATTGGCACTTTAGTGCTTATGGCACTTCCTGTATAGGTCTATATAATGGAAATACAACATTTGGATATGTAGATTTCCAAGATAATCCAAGTCAGCAATTTGCTAAGCAAACTAGCATACAACAACAAAGAGATTTAAATGGAAATGCTATATATTTATTTGATAAAGCACCCTATGTATATTTGGGTTCTCCTTCACCATTCATTAATTTTGATACTACTATAAGTAGATTTACAATATCGGGACTTCATTCACCTGAATATATAGGAAATCAATCTGGAGCTGGGGGTTTTTGGGATGATACACCGCAGAAAGCCGATAAACCGGATCAAATTGTATATTATATAAATAAACGCATGAAGCATAACACATTTTGTCCTGATATGGTTCCGTATAATTGGTCCCGAGAATATGGATCCAGTGGGTCCGGATCAACTGACCAATATACATTCCCAATGAATGAAAATATAGTTCCTTATATTGAATATGATACTAATAGTGGAATTCTATGGGAAACATTTGGTTCAGATAGAAAGAATTGGAATAATAATAGTTTACTAGGTATTTTAGGTTTTTCATATGATTCTCTGAATCCAACTACATTTACAAATATAAATACTAGATATAATGCAACAACTAGTAAACCAAATACTAATGGTATTACAACAAATGGAACAGTAATACCGATTGATTATTTAGCGAGATCACAAAATCCATATGGACTACCAGTATATAATAATACTGTAAGTGTCGCAAATCAGCAGGGATATTTCCTAGATGTTAATATTAAAGGTGGTATGGGAATTAAAACACTAGGATTTTCAGATAATTTACCCCCAATTGTAAGAGATACTGAATCAAGTGTTATTAGAGCAACCTATTTACCTAAGAAAACAACTAGACCATATTATTTAATAAGATCTAATATAATTCAACAAAATAATTTTATGGGTGGTGCGGGAGCCGTATTACCAGTTATTGGTTTGGTAGATAAAAAGAATGGAGATGCTGATTATTATACAACTGATGGGGGAGGTGTAGAATTTACGGCAACTCAACCATTTGTTATATCGAGTATTACAACAAGCATTCACGCACCTAATGGTGAATTAGCAACAATTGATGGAGATAGTTCAGTTATTTATAAAATTGTTAAAAATAAATCTATTACAACCAATCTGTCTCAAGTTGTAATGAGTAATATACCTTCTCAAAAATAATACTATTTTTTATAAAATAATATATCTCCATATAAAATAATATATATATATAATATTTATAATTTATAAATAGTTAAATATGACTATATATAATATATAATCAATAATATAAAAGTATTAATCTATATGTATAATATATAATGAATAACATTGCATTCCTGATCCCTTCTACTTCTAACAATCGGTACTGGTCTTCTTATGACCAAACCTATTTATATAAATCATTAGATATGTTAAATAAACATTATCCCGGTATTCATATTTATATTTCATATGATTCAGATGATAAATTATATTCAACAGAAATGGAGAAAATTATAAGTCATTATAAAAAACTAAAATGTAAATTAATTGTAAGTGATAATATAGAAAAAGGGGATGTCGTTCAGCACATTGGAATGTAATGTTAAAAGAAGCATATCATGACAATATTGAATATTTTTATTTAATTGGAGACGATATCCAATATGAAGATAATAATGAATGGTTAACAAATATGATTAATAAATTAAAAGAAAATAATAATATTGGTTTTTCTGCTGGTGATAGTGGCAATCCAAATCTACCTATGACACAATTTCTTATACATAGAAAACATTATGAGATATTTGGTTTTGCATTTAATCCAATGATTAAGAACTGGTTTTGTGATAACTATATGAATGAATTATATCCAAAAAGATATATTAATTATTTCGAAGGTATTAAGTTATTGAATACTGGAGGTGAACCCCGTTATCAACCAATAGACCATTCCAAATTGTATAAGGCTCTGGTTAGGAGAGATCGCCCAAAGTTAAAACCATATATTTAATAATATTGTTTTTATATAATAGTCATATATAACTATTTATGAGATATAAATATAATATATATTTAAGTTTCATTTATAATTTAAAAGTAAATCCCATTAATGATAAAAAATTAATGATAGATTGATAGGTGTATAGTTCTTCGTTGCGTTGATTTTCATAGTAATTCTGCCAAAAGTTATTTTGACTACCTTCCATTTTAATTTAAATATAATATAATATATAATATATAATATTTATATGGAAATGGAAAATGAAAATTATGAATCAGAACTGCAATATGAAATTTATCAATCAAAAATCGCATTAGTCATTCCAATCAAGTTAAAAAATGAAAGATTACCGGGAAAGACATTTTTACCCTTACACAATAAACCTCTTTGTGAATATACATTTGATAGGTGTGTTCAATTTAAAATTCATATGAAAAATAATTTTAATATTAATATTGATTTATATGTTTATTGTTCTGATGAAGAGATTTGTAATTGGTTACCAAATCCACATATTACATTTGTCCAACGACCAAAATTATTAGATGATAATAATATTCTCATGAATCAAGTATTATCTAGTTTTGAAGATACAATTAAAGCAGATATATATTTGGTACAATTTATTACCTGTCCCTATCTAAAAGTTAGTTCTATGGTTAACGCATTTGAGCAATTGATTCAGTGTGGTTTAGATTCAATTTATTCTATCCAAAAAATATCAGCATTTGTAGATTATGATCATCACGCACTTAATTATAACCCCAAGCTGTCGAGAGAACTCAAGATATAAAACATATTGAAATTCATTCTAATAGTTTTTATTTTATGCGTAAAAATGTTATTAAAATGGGTAGACGGACCGGGCATGCTCCAGCATCATATATTGTTAGTGATATTGAGGCAATTGATATTGATACTGAAGCTGATTTACTATTTGCCAATATGATTAAGATCCCATAAACTATTTATTTTATATATTATATTTATTTTTATAAAATAGTAATATATAACTATATTAATTCAATGAATAAAAACCATCTTTAAATGTAACACTTATATTTTCTTCTACAACTTCAAAATCATCATCATCATCAGTTGATTCTTCTATCATATCATATCCTTCTTCAGATTCTACATCACTTATGGATTCATTATCATCTGAATCATCTGATTCTTCTTCTGATTCTTCTTCATCTGATATACTATTTATATCAATAGATAATTCTGTTAAATTTTTAGCCTGTATTAATCTTAATGTTTTTACCATTTCTCTATTACCCATTTTTGCATAAAAAGTTATTGCTTCTTCGATATTGACTTTCATGATGATTATATACTATATAATATATCTTAAAAAAAATAAAATAAAAAAAAACATATATTGAACTCAAATAAAATAAAATAAAATAAAATAATATTTTTTATCTAATGAATAGGTCATAAAATATAATATT